GCGACGGCGACGGCATACCTAACTTTCTCCAGCCGGAGACCGCCGGCACGGTAGATCCCGCACCGCCTAACTTCTATCCGCGGATTAGTGAGAAGGGTATCGACTTCACTGGTACCATTATGGGAATGTTTATGCTTCCACCAAGCCCCATTGGATTGATTTATTTGTTGTTAGGACTAATTAACAGTGAAGAGACGGGTACTACTGAAGATGTGATTGATGTGACACCGGAAACCCCCGACTGTGACACACCAGCCACTGAAGAAACTTGAGGCGGAGGAGTAAAGGATGAGTTCGGGTCTTTCGGTAATGCTTCCACTTAACACTAGCGAGGTGTTCGGAGCATATAATCTCAACACTACATTCAACCAGCTAGCACTCCAAAACCTTAAGATGCTTATACTAACGGCTCCTGGGGAGCGCATCATGGACCCTCAGTTCGGCGTAGGTCTTCGTAACTATATTTTTGAATTCAACGGAGAAGCTACATATAGTGCCATCGCTTCTCGGATTCTTAGTCAAGTAAAGACCTATTTACCCTACCTAGGAATTGATGATATCCAATTTGCCATCCCAGAAAACAATCCGGACCTTTATCCTCATAATCTTAGTGTGACAATTGTATTTACTATTAAGCCTTTACAAATCCAGCAGAGTCTAAAGATTAGTACAGGAGATATATAGGGGTAGCGAGAATAAGTTATGACAAGCAAAAAACTACAACCAATCGATTACACTAGCCGCGACTTCGCTTCGATTCGCCGCGATCTTGAAAACTATGCCAAACGGTATTACCCAAACACCTATCAGGACTTCAACCAGGCCTCGTTTGGTTCCCTCATGCTTGATACCGTTGCCTATGTGGGTGATATTCTTTCTTTCTATCTCGACTACCAGACCAATGAAAGTTTTCTGGACAGCGCCATTGAGTACAATAACGTGGTGCGCCTCGCCCGTCAGATGGGATTCAAGCTCGATAGCAGCCCATCTTCGTATGGTACGCTTACTTTCTACATTGAAGTCCCAGCGCAGACGGTGGCTATTGGCCCCGACTTAACCTATGCACCAGTACTCGCAGCCGGCTCAACTTTCGCCTCCCTTGGCGGAGGTAGCTATACGCTGCTAGAGGACGTAGACTTTGCTCGTACAACCAACCAGGTGGTTGCTGGCCAGGTCGACGGCACCACCGGTACTCCTTCTACATATATCATTCGATCATTTGGCCGAGCAGTCTCCGGACGCACTGGCTTCCAAGAGGTGACTGTGGGAAGCTTCGAGCGCTTTCGCCGAATCCCTCTCGATACAGCCAATGTTGCAGAGATCCTCAAGGTGACCGACACTGAGGGCCATGAGTACTTCGAAGTTGATCATCTATCCCAGAACATTGTTTACAAAGGTGTGCGCAATGTCAACACTTCGACGAACAACACCGTTAAGAGTATTCTCAAAGCCGTTCCTGTAGCCCGTCGTTTTGTGCTGGAACGAACCGGAGACTCGGCGTTCCTCCAGTTTGGTTATGGTTCCGACTCAGAGCTTCTTGATGAATCTGTCCTCGATCCCTCCAACCTCGTTCTGAAGCTTAACGGACGCAACTACACAACCGATACTGGCTTTGATCCCACTAAACTTATTAGTACAGATAAGTTTGGTATTGCTCCTGCCAATACTACTCTCCGCATCTCATATCGAGTTAACACTACCGCTGATGTAAACGCCGCCGTGAACTCAATCGTCACAGTGTCGCGCCCTATTGTTCGATTCAAGAACCAGGGCGCCCTCTCCGCCGCTAAACGAGAAACAGTTATTGGCTCTCTGGAACTAACCAATGAGCTACCATTTGTTGGAGATGTAACTCTCCCCACATCGGATGAAGTCAAGCAGCGCGTGTTTGGCTACTTTGCTACGCAGAACCGCGCCGTCACCGCCGCCGATTATCAGGCTATTTCTTACGGCATGCCTGCGCAGTTCGGCGCTATCAAAAGAGCAGCCGTTTATAAGGATAACGATTCCCTCAAGCGAAATCTTAATCTGTATGTGATTTCGGAAAACAGCAGCGGCAAATTAACGACTGCGAATCGAACACTAAAGAATAATTTAAAAACTTGGCTCTCGCAGTATAGAATGGTCAACGATACTGTTGACATTTTGGACGCAGTTATTGTTAACTTTGGAATGCGATATACGGTTTCGATCGACATGAACGCCAATCGTTATACAGTCCTGAGCAGAACAAACGCTGCGCTTACCGAATATCTGGAGCGAAACCAGTATGACATTGGAGAGTCGATCATGATCTCAGACTTCTATAAGGTACTCCAGAAAGTTGATGGAGTAGTTGCCGTAGATAGTGTGGAGATAGTGCAGCAAACAGGCGCCTCTTATGCGCGCGCCTCGTATGATTTTAAGCGTCATACCAGCGCTGATGGTCATCGTATCATAGCTGACAAGAACATGATCTTTGAACTTAAGTTCCCCAACGTAGATATTAAAGGATCGGTTAGGTAATGGCTATTCAGCGTTATTCTGCTAGCGCAGACACTACAATCACCAATGCTTACCAAGAAAACTTGGTTACGAGAGGCACTGGCTCGAACATGGGCTATGCTGATGCATTGGAAGTTTTCTCGATTTACGGACAAGAGTCAGGGTCCAATGGTCAATCTCAGGAGTTGTCTCGTATCATGATTCAATTCGACACCACAAAAATGACGGCAGATCGAGCCGCCGGCCGACTCGGCGCTTCTGGAAGTGTTTCGTTTTTCCTCAAGTTGCACAATGCCCGTACACCATACACCCTCCCTCAAGACTTCACTCTGGTGACGGCACCGCTCAAGAAGCCTTGGAATGAAGGCACGGGCCTAGACCTGGCAAACTACAAAGATCTGGGAACCTCTAACTGGATGAAGGGTAACGCTACCTCTTCGTGGGTCCGAGTGGGAGGTGATGTGCGGACAAACAATGTCTACAATACGCGATTCCCTGAGGGCTATGAAAACATGGAAGTGAATATCACCAACCTTGTTGAGAAGTGGATCAACGCAGCCAGCACCAATTACGGCATGCTTATCCGACTTACAGGCAGCCAGGAGGCATACTTCTCAAGTTCTCTTGGAGGCCTGGGCACTGGCCAGTCTGGCAGTGTGCTGCAGAACACAAAGGGAGTTAAGTCTTCCTATTATACCAAAATGTTCTTTGCCCGCTCTAGCGAGTTTTTCTTCAAGCGTCCCTGCATCGAAGCTCGTTGGGACGATAGAGTGTCTGATGACCGTGAGAACTTTTTCTATTCTAGCTCACTTGCTCCAGCGGCGGATAACCTTAATACTCTATACTTCTACAACTACATCCGCGGCCGCCTGGTTAATATTCCTAAGGTGGGCACCGGAAAGCTTCGTGTCTCCTTCTATTCGGGATCAGCGACGGCACCCACTGGCGCCAAGCTTAAGGATGCCGCCGGAAAGACTAACGTTACAGCTAGCTATGTGAGCAGAGGTATTTACAAGTGCCAGGTGGCTCTTACCGCAGCAGCAACACCGCTTCAGTTGGTGTATGATGTGTGGCATAGCGGCAGTGCATTAGAATTCTTTACTGGCTCGATCTATCCCGAGAAAATGCCAACGTATGACGCGGCCCCCACGTTTAACCGCGTTACAAGCTGTACAAATCTAAAGAAGTTGTACTCGCGCCAGGACACCGCTAGATTCCGATTCTTCGTCCGTGACAAGAACTGGAGCCCAACAGTTTATGTGGTTTCGACTACCAATAATCCAACTGAGATTATCCCCAGTGCCTCTTATAACATTCGCCGCGTAACCGATAACTACAATGCGATTCCGTATGGCACGGGTTCTAACTATGGCACATATTTGTCTTACGATAAAGACGGCAACTATTTTGACTTTGACATGTCTCTTCTAGAGTCCGGATATATGTACCAGATTAATTTGTCTTACTATAATGATAGTATTGGCGATTGGCAGGAGCAACCACAAACGTTTAAATTTAGAGTTGAAGAATAATTAAGTTATGAGCATAAAGAAGTACTTTGATGTAAAGTCAGAGGCACAGTCCTTGGCAAATCTGTCGGCGGGAGAAATCTCATCTCAAGTTGAATCTCCTGGTTACCATGAGCAGGATATCATCAAAGAAGAGAGGTACATCCCTCAAGCTGACCTTTCAAAACCAGAAAACTTTGCACGCTACGGAAGCGCAGAGGAGTACTATACCCAAGCGATTAAACGTATTTACACCACATATCCTTATGACGGTTCTCTCCGTGAGCGCCTAGAGTGGGAAAACGAATCTACATACATCGATCTTCATCTGTTCGACACCCAGTATCCCCGCACAAATGGTTACGTCATCTTCTCAGCTAATGGGTGGGGTTCTAAGACAGGATACCCGGGCGGCTATGGTGACTCTGCCACTGAAGAGTATATCTTCGTTAAGGGAGGCCCGAACAATAACTCCAACGGTATGACTCCATACCGCGACCAGTTCACCGGGTCCAACTATTACGAACCCTCCATGAACCGCGAGTCTAACCTTTCGCTCAATGTTAATTCTCATGGTGTGTCTCTTGAGTTCTGGATGAAAAAGAAAGAATTCATTCCAACACTCACAAACAAAGAAGTCATTTTCGATATCTGGAACGGAGTCACCTCCTCGGCGACTAACTATGGTCGCCTACGCCTGGAGATGTCCGGTGCGTCAGCGGGAGCCTCAGCTGCACCGTTCCTCCTCACACTCTACTCGGGATCCACAGGATTCACCCAGCAAGCTATCGCAGCCACTACTCTTACCAGCGCCTCCGTCGCGGATGATAAATGGCACCATTATGCTGTTACGCTGAAGCAAGGCGCTACCAAGGTCGACACCAAGTTCTATGTGGATGGCCAGCTCAATAGGGTGCAGGAGATCTCTGCTAGTGGTAAGGGCACACTTCAGGACATTTCTGGTAAGAACCTCCGAGCTACGCTTGGTGCCCTTGTTACTTCTCCACGCAAGCTCACAACGCCGGCCTACGCCGGAAAGCTTTCTGCATCCCTGGACGAGTTCCGTTTTTGGAAAACCCAGCGCACATCCCAGAACATCGGGCGTTACTGGTTTACCCAAGTAGGTGGCGGTGTCAATACAGATCCAGAACCATTTATTGAGACTCCCCTCAGCTCTAACGTTGATTTGGGTGTTTACTTTAAGTTTAATGAAGGAATCACCACGAACACCACCATAGACAGCACAGTCCTTGATTATTCTGGCCGTGCTTCCAATGGAGCATGGACTGGGTATGCGAGCGGTGCTCGTAATACTGGGTCGGCCATTGTCATCTCCAAGGCTGCCTCAAAAGAGTTTAAAGATCCCATCATCTATCCGACACACCCAGATGTAGTGTCGCTGACCCGAGATCTTCAGCACAGTGGTTCGCAGTACGATGTACGCAACAACGCGGCCATCTACAATACCCTTCCAGGTTGGATTATTCAAGACGACTCTGAGGGTGATGGTGAGTTGCGAAAACTTACGCAGATCATTTCAAGCTACTTTGATACCTTACACATGCAGATTGCCGAGCTTAATCGACTTAAGGATGTGGAATATGTTAGTGGTAGCTCAAAGCCGCTGCCTTTTGCTGATCGACTTTTGAGTTCCTATGGCTTAGTTGCCCCCGATATCTTCGTGGATGCAGATGTTTTAGAAAAGCTTGCTGATCGAAGCGAGACTGAGGTATACGAGAAGTCTTTAAGTGAGATTAAAGACATCATTTATAAAAACATTTACAATAACTTAACGTATATCTATAAGTCAAAGGGTACGGAAAAGGCTTTCCGCAACCTCATTCGGTGCTTTGGTATCGATGATGAGCTGGTTAAGCTTAGCATGTACGCTGATAATGCAACATATCAGATGCGAAATTCGCGTCGAAACGTCACCGTGGCAGACCGGTTTGTTAACTTTAACACTCTCTCCAATCAAAATGCTGTTATCTACAATGCTAAAGATGCGGCAAATGCTAACACCGTGGGGTTCATTACTGGTAGTACTGAACTAACGGGCGGCCATGCTATTACTATGGAGGCGGAAGTTCTCCTTCCCCTCAAGCCCCTTCCAGGTGAAGTGGGTTACATCACCACAAATACTATTTCTGCCTCTCTATTCGGAGTACATGGAGTTGGTAAGCGCGCCCCGGGTACGCATACTACTTGGCCGGCCAACGACAATGTTAACTTCCAAGTGTACGCAGTCCGTGATGAAATAGACTCTACCAATGTGCGTTTTGTGGTGACAGGTTCTGGCGCTCGTGCCAAAGTTCCTCTCCTTACCTCTGCGCTTTATGAAAACGTTTATGATAACTCACGCTGGAACCTCGCTGTCAAGATCCGCCCAGAGAAGTATCCCCTCTCGTCCTTTGTTGACGGCGCTGCAGCAGGAAATTACACAATTGAACTGCATGGTGTAGAGGCTGATTCTGGTGAGATCCTGAATGAGTTCAGTGTCTCTAAGACCATCACGGCGCCGGGAACCTTTATTTCTTCTCCACGACGCTGCTATATTGGTGCACATCGAACTAACTTCACTGGTGCGGTCCTTCAGACAAGTGATGTAAAAGTAAACGCATGCCGGTTCTGGCTTGACAATTTGCCCAACTCCGCACTTAACGCCCATATTCTCGATACAGAAAACTATGGTTCCTTGCATCCTCATTTTTATGCGTACCCCTTCAAGCCGAGTTCTTCCTATGGAGACGTCACAAAGTTCGACACTCTCGTCTTTAACTGGGAGTTCCTCCAGAACACGGGCTCTAACGCCGCTGGTGGCTTTACCGTTGCCGACTTGAGTTCTGGGTCGGCCACATCGGCTGCAAACGCTAACACGGCATCCTTCGGCGTCCTGGGAGGCATCCTACGTCCCCAATATGCAGGTAATGCTAAGTTCTTTGCAGCATCTTCAACAACTGCCATCGACAAGGACTTTGTGATCACCTCCAAACTTAATCTCCCTGAGAATGTGTACTCTGAAGACATGGTGACAGTCCTGGGTGCAGCAGACACGGAACTCTTTGGGCCAACAGTTCGACCAGTAAACTACTACTTTGCGTTTGAAAAGAGCATGTACCAGGTGATTTCGGAAGAGATTCTCAACTACTTCGCCAATCTAAGAGACTTCAACAACCTTATCGGAGCCCCAGTTAACCAATGGCGCACAGAGTATAAAGACCTCAACTTTATGCGTGAAAAATTCTTCGAGAAAGATGGGGTTGATCAGCTCGACTTTGATAAGTTCTATGAGTTTTACAAATGGTTTGATACTTCACTGTCGGTGATGCTGCAGCAGCTTGTCCCGGCCTCTGCTAATGTAGCGGAAGAAGTTCGCACTGTTATTGAAAGCCACATTTTAGAGCGCTCCAAGTATCAGCGCAAGTTCCCATTCATTGATAATGTGGGCCAGTCGGACATTGAAGGAAACGTAGACAGTCAAACCGTCCCTTCGGAGCCAGCCCAGGGGTCACCAGATGAGTTCCCTCAGGGGACAGCTTTCTTTGCTAACACCGCTTTTACAAAGCGACAGATCGGCTCCTCTAATCCGCCAGCTTCTCGTCCCTGGAACCGATTCCATGCCCCGCTCGGTTATCCACGAACCAACGCCAAGAATAACGATCAGTTGTATTGGGAGCGGTATCTTGCGGAGGCAGTGTCCACGGCCCGTACGGACATCATTAATGTCATCTCTAGCTCGTATGAGCGCCTCTCTAACTCGCCCGTTAAATTTGGAGTAGAAGGTACCACGGCCGTTGCCGGTGTCTCAAAACACCACAACTCAGTTGTCAACTATGTCTTTACGGCTGCCCGGGCCTGGGCTGCGGCAGTTCCTGGAACCACCACTCAGGCCAAGGCCATTCTGGTGGCTAGCGGCAGCAACGTTGAGGAACTCATCAAAACCAAGGAAGAGTTCTACCCCAGCTTCAAACAGCGTTTAGGTTTCACTCTTTCCGGAAGTGACAAGATTAATACGGACGCCGTCGCCGGCCCCCGGCATGCACCGTTTAGTCTCTACAGTTCATCAGTCACTGATGGCTACAACGCTCAGGTTGTTGCTAACTTCGCGCCAGGGGTCATGGTAACAAACCTCCATAATGATTTTGTGGCAGACACCGACATTCCCATGCAGGGGCCGTTTACTGAGAAGTATGTGGGTGGTCGCTTCTATCGACACACTGACCTTAACAAGGGTTCTGATTCTAACACCACGCGTGGTGAGGGTTTCCGTATTGATTTTGATAACCGGAGCACTGAGAACGTTAAGGGTGTCGGTCCAAAATCTCTTGTCATTCTGCCGCCTAATGCGCCGCATGGAACGATCGATACAGAATTGCCCACAGCTTATCGTTTCCGTGATGTAACAGCAAAGCGCCCAGTTAACATCAAGAACATTCAGATGCGTACGGGTTCAACTATTATTGGTAACTACGAGAAGAACTACCAGATTGTCAACTCCAACTCTCGCATGAAGAATGATCCTTTCTTTAAGGATCAGTCGTTTAACTTTGCGCTCTTCCCCGAGACGCTTGCTACCCGCGGTAGATTCCCGCTGTACGAACCAGATCCGGTTCCCGGCAAGTCAGCCCATTTCGAGGCAGCTCGTGAAACGTATATTGGTATCGGCAAGGCCGGCGATTACCGCACCCTTCTTACAAACGTTTACCAAACAGGAATGTCAGTTTCTTTCTGGTTTAACTATGACTCCCACTCTGGGACTCCACGAATTTTTAACCTGGGGTTGATCAGGTCCGGTATTTTCAACTTTGATGGACTGTCTATATTTCTTTACAACGCCGGCGGAGGCAACATCCGCCTTCAAGCTGACCTCCTAGATAACACCCCAGCGACCACTTCCATCCAGGGAAGCACAAATCTTGCTGCAGGTACTTGGTATCATGCAATTGTCGAGTTCCCCTCGGGCTCGATTAACGGGACGTCGGGCGCCAATCCCGCAATGTACATCAATAATGCTGCGGAAACCGGCACCGGCCTTGCGAAGGCGGCTAACTGGAATGGCCTCGATCATCTCCAGACCGGCATACGATTGGGAGACCATCCTACATTGTCTGACCCTTACGATGGATATCTGGCTGATGTGGCTATTTTCAACAAGGTGTTGACTAGTGCTGAAAGGGCGAAGATCTACAATGGCGGCGCACGCAGCAATATTAGGAACGACGTAAGCAATAGCAACATCATGCTTTATTTCCGACTCGGTAATAAGAGTGCTTTTGGCAAAGAAGACACGATAATTGCGCAGACTAGCGCAGTCAAGGCCACCCTTAATCCCAGTGTCAGCACCAGCCTTACTGGCGGTGCACCAATTAACTTCAACAACAGCGCTAACAACGGCATCAAGGAAGAGTCACCTAGCACGCCCATGAATCTCACAGATTTCCCCGCCCTTGGGGGAGTCCTCAACAAGCCATCAGAGAATACGGGCGGTAACCTCAACTTCCTGGTCCCACAGCGCACAGGTTCCGATTCCCAAGAAAGCATTATCGTTAACCGCTATGCGGGCTCCGGTTATGAAGTTATGTCGGTGGGTTATATGGATCCTGCTCACGGCGAGCTGTCCGTTTATAACGCTGCTCCCTATCACAACCTGGCCATCATCGATCATGGACTTTCGGGTAACGTCCCAGCGGATCCCCTCGCAGCTCGTACAATCACAGTGGTTGATCAAATCGGCAAGAACCGCGGCCTGGATCAGCTGGCCTCGCTCCGTTGCGGTAAGTTTGGCGCAGATGCAGCTTTCGGCCCAGGCGTTCAGCCATCTTCTTCTTACCCTGCGCTGCCTTCCTGGCACAAGACCAACAGCAACCGTAAGAGGAGAATGTTTAGTTCCGCCACGCGTGGACAGTACTACACTGCCTCAGTGTTTGACAACCTCTTTGTTCAGCACGCCATTCCGCAATCCGAAGCACAGTATGCTTGGGTTACGGCATCGCTCCAGACGAGCCCCAAGAAACGCACCATCATGACTCTCGACCCGCCGGCTAGTGTCACTGCGTCGACGATGCCTCTGGTTGCCTCCACCTTCGGGCAAGCCGAGAGCAACTTTGTGGGTATCCAGTCCTTGGTTCTGGATGCAGTTAGCGGTGCAAGCCATACCCTTGGTTTCCCAGCTTCGGATAATCCTTATGGCGCTTACTATAACTCTGAATTGGGCCTAGGCATTGGGTCGCAGGCACACTACCTGACGGTCCTTCTTAATAATCGTGGCGGCGTATATGGATACCCATCTTGGAAGCAGACCCGCGTCGGCCAGACTCCCGTGGCTCGTTACTTGAGGTCGCAAAACCTTATTGGCCAGGTGGTACCACCAGAGCCTGTGCCCAACATTGTTAATAACGTGCAAATTGGTACGACCCCTGCGTTGAGTCCCAACACGTTCGTAGACTATCGCGAGTCTCCTATCAACAGCAAGTACGGGGCTGTACAGTTCTATTTTGAGGACAACACTGATGATGCCAACCCCGACAACAACGTCAGCTTGCGCACAACATATGGCAATGACTTAGAGTACTTTACTAATGATGGTCTTAATAACCGCCTTGGCCTTGAGATTGACACAACTAAGCCCATGGCCTACGGCACCGTTAGGGATTATCTTGTTGGTAGTGATCTTAGCGCAGTGGTTGAGTACACCGAGAGCATGTACCCCGCTGCACGCAACATATACAGCAAGACCGTTCGTGAACGAACAACTTATAGCATCAACAATATCTGGAACGATAGCCGCGCTCAACGCTCTGATCTTGGTGGGCTCGGCTGGGGCCAGGACATTCCAAATCCAGCAGCACTAAAAGGAGTACCTGTGGCCGACCAAAGTATTTGGCCGCTTGATGGACATAACAACTTTACTACTGTTTCATCAACAGCAGCACTCAAAGGTGTCGACGGTGCTGGTATTCTAATGAACTCGTTCTCCCGATTTACAGGATCCGGAGGAAATGGTTATCAAAAACCTGCCCCCACCTATGCTATGCGCATCATCGCCGGAACATCAGGCGGAAGCGCTGTCCTTGCGGGAGATTCCGAGTGGCAAGCTCCCGCTCAGTCAGGCAAAAACCCTTACGAGAACTATTCATCGTGGTCGGAGCAGTCGCGCCTTATGGGCAAGGACGGCAGCTTGATCCCGGAGTTCCGTATCTCGGAGCACCTCGCCACCTATGTGAATGTGCAAAAGGGAGACTTCCTGGCGGATCTGAATAATTTGTATGAGATTAGCGGAACTGCTCTAGCCAATAGTAGCAGTCCTAAGTTCTTCCGCACATACAGTAATTCTGATTTTATGAAATACTTTGATGCAATTGATGGGGATCTTAATGATGTTCGCTCTGGTGATCTCAAGATTACTCGCGATCGCATTAAGCTAAAAGCATCCGGTATTCTTAAGTTCCTCCCCTACAAGGGTTTCTATCCGGCCGAGCGTACTGTTGAGCTAGCTAGACTCTTCTCGGCGTCCTATGGGAGTAAATTGTTTACGCGCACAGTTGGCGCAGCTGGCTCTACAGCAGCTTATGCCAAATTACGACCTATCCTAGAACCGCTGTTTTCCCCGGGAATCATGTACAATACCATTAAGTCAGGAATTGCAGTCGGTCATGCTTGTCTGTTAAAGTCAGCTCCAAATGGTACAATCACTGGTAGGCCCCCTACCGTTGGGAATATAGATAAGACCACCTTCCCTGAAGGCAGTATCAATTGGGACCGAATGATTGCTCTTACGTCAGGGTCCATAAAAAATGTTGGAACAGTAGGCACAAGTGCAAGTGCAGGGCGCTTCTCTATCGCGAAGGTTCCTTTTGAGGCTTTGTACAAACCCAGTACCTTCTTCAACAACGAAAGGCTAGGTTTCCTTTCAGACCCTCTGACGCATGCGTCAACCAAAGCCAACCCTTATCTTTATGATACGGGCACGGGCGCCAGCTTCGCCGGTAGCGGTTCGTTTACGGGATGGCTGTTCAATCGACCTCGACTGGGTAACGTTGGTCCCACCTTGTATACCCGCGCGATCGATAACTTCTTGTGTGAAACAACACACTTTTTCATCGACAATCAGGCCGCGTTCACTTCGGTACGAGAAGATCAATTTGGAGCGGTAAAGAGTGGCAGTGTCTACACCATGGAACTGCGTATGTACCGAACCCTAAAATCGCCGCCGACGTTCACAAACCCGCTGGCACCCGATAGAGAAACTTTCCAGATGTATGATCGCGAATCCGCATACGGCTTCCCCTTGGCTACACATGGAACCCTTGGCGCCACAGACTTCACTAAAGCCTCCCTGAGCCATGTTACTCCTCCCCACCTCGATGGGCTTGGTCAAGCCTTCTTCGCTTACACAGCCTCCTACGACGGTAAGCCAACGCTAGAGGACATCTTTGGTAATCTTAAGATTCGATACACCCGGGATGAAACAAACCCCTATTTTCAGTCGCAGAAAGCTGGCGCGTGGTTCGACCCCGTAATGCAAGTAGATAGTTGTTTTAACCTAACTAATTTCTTTAACACAGTCCCTCAGGGCACTAACCAGCAGCTTAAAACTTGGCTCATCCAATCTAAGTTTGAAACGCCAGTTGTTAACTTGGCCGGAGTTTCACAGTCGGTACCTCCACTTTCTACGGTGGCCATTTCGGGACAGACT